AGAAGTAGCCTTGTTTGCCTGATTAACCTTCTTGGTTAGACTATCATACTCTCTTTGTGCTTTTTTTGTTTGAAGAGAGTTTTTTCCTTGGCTTACAATTAAATCTTGTAATACCTTTTTTGATTTTTGTTGTTGTGCTAATAACTGAACATAAGCTCTTGATAATTCAATTGATTCTTTTTTTTGTGATTGTAATGCTTTTTTATTACGCTCTATTCGGTCTGCTTCTGTTAATCTTGCTTTGTTTGCTTTTATTCTTGCTTGATTCTCTTTTTCAATAACATCTTTTGATTGCTTATAAGTGTTATTAGCATTGCGTACTCTTTCAGTTAAAGAAGCATGGTTGATCGCTGCCTTTCTTGCTTCCTTGCTATTCTTACCAAATTCTAAATTTACATCTTGTAGTGATTTTTTCGACTTAACAAGTTGTGCAACTAATTTATTGTACTCCCTAGATGATTTTTTTAAGGCTTCCTCTTGTTTTTGAATTGCTTTAAGTCCTTTTTCATATTCAGCAGTTTCTTTCTTTTGTGCTGCTATCTTTTTATTTTGAATATCAATAACCTTTTTAGCATTTGCCAACTTAACCCCTGATAGTTTTTGCTCATCTATTAGCTGCTTTGACTTTAAGTCGTTTTCCTTTTTAATATTTGCCAACTTAATCCCCGCAAGTCTTTCTTCTGCTGCTTGTTGTTTTGTTAATAACCCAGCCTGCTTTGACTTTAAATCTTCATTCGCTTTAGTTAGTTTGTTGTTTTTTTCAATGAGAGAATTTAATTCCTTCATCGTTTTAACACCCGCTTTACCAAAAACATCATTTAAAGCTGTTGCATTAGACAGGATAGATGCGTGAGATGTCTCTAGCTTTGCTTCAATCTCGTCAAGACCTTCTTTAGCTAGGTCTATTGCTTCTTTATAATTATTTGCCATTTCGCTTCATTGTTGCTAGATTAATACTTTTAACTTCTTTAATCAAAGCCACCCATTTAGAAACAACAGTACTTTTAGTGTCTATGTTGTTTCTTGATAGAGATTGCTCTAGCTTTACTGCCTGTTCTATTAATGTAAGATTATCATTGACCGAAGTTTCATCTTTCAAAGCTAATAACTCACTTTGTTTTATGTTAATTTTATTTTGACTTGCTCTTAATTGCCTAACCATTCTAAATAACTCATCATCTAAAGGTTTGGATTTGTCTATCTTATAACCCCAATTTCTTAATTCTTCAATGTATGCCGAAACTAAATTTTCGCTCATTACCATTGATGAAAGATTATTAAGTAAATCAAAAGCAACACTGTACCTTGTCTCTAAATATAAAATATCTTGGATCAACTCGTAGTAAAGTCTTGTTTCGTTATCACCAGTAAGTTCAACGTAGCTTTCGTATATGTTTTCCCAAGCACCTTCAATTTCTTCACCGATTTCTTGCTCATTAAACCCATCGTAATCCACATATAAATACGCATAGTTCTTTGTTTTCAATATCTCATGGAAGTTGAAAATAGGTAATTCGTCACAATTTCGGTAATACTTTTGCATATTTAAGGTTATAAGATTAAAATACGCTTCATCAACAAAGGCTCGTTGATTATTCTACTTGTAGGATTCTTCGTGAGAAATTGTAGAATGACTGCTAGTGCAAATATAGGGAAAATTATCTAATGTTTAAAATTAAACAAATTGTTTTATTTTGTGTCTAAATTAGGACTCGAACCTAAACCTTTCTAGTTCGTAGCTAGAAACTCTATCCAATTAAGTTATTTAGACTTTGTACATAGAGCGAGATTCGAACTCGCATAACTTTGTGTCTAAAACAAAGATGTAAACCATTTCCATCATCTATGCGTTTGGGTGTTATTTGAGAATCGAACTCAAACTTTCGGATTCACAGTCCAACGTACTAACCAATTATACTAAAAACACCATTTGTTGAAAAGCCAAGATTCGAACTTGAACAACGAAAATCAAAGTTTCGTATGCTACCATTACATCACTTTTCAATTTGTAGTTTTTTTATCTTCACAGGAACTACAAAACCGTCGTCTAAGTGGCAAGATTCGAACTTGCAATAATCCCGATTCCAAGTCGGGTAACCGCACCAATGGATCGCACTTAGAAATAAAAAAACCCACTCTAGCTAAAGAATGGGTTTTATATAAATATTTTATACACTACGTCATTCTTGAAATAAAATCTGCGGTTGTTGAATCGTATGTAGGTTGTTTAAAATCATATATGCAAATATATAAAAATTAAATTAAACCTTTAAACATATTATTTAAGATGTATTCTTGTAGTTTTGGAAGGATAATAGTTTCGTTAACAAAGTCATTATTCTTTTCTGTTAAGTCGAATATTTCTCCGTAAATAGTTTCTAGTAACTTTTGTTTTCCTCCTGTTGTAAATATATTGTATTTATTTCCTCCGATTACTTTTAAGTCCATAAAGTTAAAGGTTTTACCAGACCAATTGAAATTATACCTATCATCTACTATTTTTGGCATTTCTCCACTGTAATCTCTTGAAACATCTGCAATGTCTTGTGTTCTTGGTGCGTAATACCCATTTCCTTCTTGACCATTGTGACTAAACTTTAAAGGATTGCCGAAAGAGTTTTTTCCTTGCCCTAGCTGACCATACTTAATTACTTTTAGAATATCCTCTTTATTATCAATGACAATTTTCTTAGTTATGTTTTCTAAGTTCTGCTCAATGGAATTTATACTATCAATAAAAGGTTTAACTACTGTGACCATTCTTCAAAGATACAAAAATTTACAACCATGCATATAAAACATTAAAACGCTTCATATACATAACCGTTGTGTGCCATTTAAGACACGTAATATATTAAACTTTTAAAACATGAAAATAACAAAACAAGATTTAGAAAGAATTGAATCAAAAATAAACGGAAACAATACAACTGTTATTGGAACTTCAAAAATTCCAACAATGAGTATAAGGGAATATATTGAATCAAAAGACAAACTAAAAAAAGTTCTATCGGAATCTGATTTCGAGTTCTTTTATAATATTAAGATTGGAAATATAACAATCTATAAAACAAAAGATGAACTCGAAAAATTATACAGCGTTACGATGTCTTTTATGAAAACGCTTCCTCAATCGCATCGTTCATCGCTTCTACAAGAGAGATTTTTGTCGGTTGACCTGAATTTTCTCTTTTTCCTGAACGCTTTAATATACGCTGACAAAGAACTTCAATCTCTTTAATATCTTCTAATTGCTGACTTATATAAAATAAATCGTGTTTTTCTTTAACTAAATCTGACATAATTCTTTTTACGCAGAAAGAATATTGCGGAACGAATAAAAACGTACACACAACACCGTATAAAATTAATTGCTAGTTGTTTCCTTTTTGGAAACTTATTGCGTGATTCCTTTGTATTGCCTATTTTTAAAGTTAATGTTTAGCCACGCAACTAATATTATACAATCACGTTGTAAAGGTAATCTAAAAATTACAGTTATGCAAAAAAAGCCTGTGAAATTAATCACAGGCTTTTTTCTACTTAAAGTCTCCCCTCTTTTAAGCGGTTGCAGTAGCACTAGATGTATTAGACTTGTATAAAACATTATCTAATTCAATAGCCGCTCTGCTATCGGTGTTATTGTACAATGAAATTGCTAGAACCTCATTTGTAGAAATAGCAGCAACAGTTAACGCATAAGTTCCTGCGGTGGTGCTATCGTCACCTGCCGTTGGATTACCCGTAACTCCGTCTACTTTTAGATTAAAGTCAGTATAAGCAGCACCAGTAAATACACTTCCGTCTTGCTTTAATACAGCTTTTACACTAATTGTAGTTGCTGCATCGGCAGGAACAGCTGTGTAAGATAAAACTACCTCATTTATACCATCAACTTTCTTAGGATTAAAATTACCTAATTGAGATTGTTGTATAAATACAGGAGTAGAATCTACTTCTGGTCTTTCCGTTAATTGCATTTTAAGACCTTGTTTTTGCCCTGATGCGTCAGTAGCAAACATAAATCTATCTGCTTGTAACATACCTAATGTAAATCCTTTCAAAGACCCGTCACTAGCAGTTGTTCCTAAGATATTTCCCTCATTGTCTATAAAAGTAGCATCATAAGACCCAAAAGAATTTAATGATGTTAAAGACGTGTGAAAGTAAATACCTTTAATGAATTGAAAAGCAAATTTGTAAAGACCTAAAAGAGTTACTTGCTCCGTTTGATCTTCCAATGCCTCAATACCATCGTCACCTGAATTATCTACAAAAGTTTTAACACCTTTAATTACAATTAAGTTTCCTTCTGCTTGTAATTGTTGTACATACTCTTCGGTTAACGCTACCGTTCCGTCAAACTTAAACCCTTGAGGTGTAAGCCATATTGAACTAATTTTCTTAAAGAATGATTCACACCCCTTAGTTCCTGTTCCTAGCGATGCGTTAAGACCGCAAGAAACTAAATTTAAAATTGTTGAAATTATTGCCATGATTATTTAATATAAAATTGTTGTTTAAAATAAACCCTTCCTTCTTCTGTAAGATTAACCAATTCTCCGACCTTGCAGTCTTTATCCCCGATTTTAACGTCTTTGATTAATTGGTGTTTCTTTGTTGGAAATTTAGGTTTTAGTTTTGATGGTCTTGCGAATTTCGGCTTTTTTGAAACCTTAAAATCTTTAACCTCCTCTTTGTTATCTTCCATGTTAATTACATTTATCTGTTAAATAGTATTCTAAGTCAAAGTTAATTGAGAAACAATGATATGGTTGCATATCTATTTCAGAAACTTTACTTGTATCATATCCTTGAAATACATTAGAAACACCTCTTTGTATTTGAGTTATCTGAAATGAATTGAAATCTGAGTCTCTTAACGCTTCTAAAGCGTCTCTCTGCACTTCGGCATCATTTCGTAATGTATTGCTAGAATATATTTTTGATAAATCAACCATGAACACACATTTAACATTTGAAGTGAAAACCAATTCATCTGTTGTTGAGTCATTATCGCTTACCAAAAAACAAAAAATACAAGCCTTCTTATCATCATAATAAACATCTTGGTAATCCTTTTGTGCAGAGTTATACCATTCGGGTATAAATGAGTCATTTTTAGAGTTTTTATAAACCCTACCATAACCATCAATATCTCCTTCCCACAAACTTGTAAGTATAGAATATATCTCTGTTTGGATTACTTGAATTTGTTTATCAATTCCGATTAAAGTTGACAATGTATTATTCATCTACCAAGAACCTGTTTTAACTGTTAAACCTTGTTTCTTGCTTAATTGAGTATCAAAAGTCCTTTCTAATACTTCAATAGCACTCTTTTTCTCTCTATGATATTTACGAACAATTGTTTCTCCTTGCATATTTTTTAATTCTGCAATGAGCAAGTCGTCATTCATTTGTATTCTCTCTGCTCTATTACTTCTGTTATTAGAGTTTTGTAAATACATCTCAAATACCATTAATTGAAAAGTCGCTCTTATGAAACTTCCAAATTCTGATAAGTTATTGTCGATATAAGATGTTGAACTTAAATAAGCACTTACATTTAAACCTAAGCCATTCCCAAAGGTATTATAAGTGTATGTCGCTCCTTGCGGTGTATCTCCATTTCCGATAGCCGTGTAAGCAACAAAACCATTAAATTTTAAAGGGTCTATTGTAGCAGGACTAACATAAACATCAGTACTGTCTATAACAAGCATAAACGCTCCTTTACCACTTAAAATAAGGTCTTTTTTATCAAAACTTAATCTCCCATTATCAGGTGTTAAAGTAATTGTTTCAATTAAATTACCTTGATTAATCACATACATATTAACTGGTGTCGTTCCGTCTTTTTGTAGTGATATTTCATTTACTCGTATAGTAACGTAGTCTGAGCCTTTAGGTTCTAAAACCCATGCGTTATAATCCCCTTGAAGAGTTTTTAACATATCTCCATTTGTGTACAAATATTGATTTGTTATTAGTCTCTTATTTAGGTTTAAGTCGCTTAAAACTCGGCTTTTTACACTTTCTACAAAAATCTTTAATCGCAAACTTTCAATATTAGTTTCTAGCCAATAAGCAGAATCCTCCATTTCGGGGTCTTGATTAAGGTTTGTCGCTTTTATTGATTGATATGTTTTTCCTCCTTTGGTAACTATATCAGTCTTGTTTAATGATGTTAAAAATAACTCGTAAGTAAGCGTTTCATCCCACGCTACAAAAGTAAAAGTCGCTTTTGGTAAGAAATTCAGAAGATTATCCAAGTTTATTGATGGATGAACACCTTGATTAAGGTATAAACCCGAACTTGGAATAGCTTTTAAAACGCTATCCAAAACTATATCACTTGTAAAATCCTCTGAAATCCCTAATACCATAACTTTATTTTTTATGCAAATGTTACACCTACTGTAGTAACTACTGATCCTTCAACAAACCAACTTATACCGTCAGATTCTACCGAAATCCAATCTCCTGGTAAATACTTAGCAATCACTAAGGTAATAGTTGTTTCTGCTGATGCTGCAATTACTGCTCCTGCTACTTGAGCAGAACCGTAAATAATCGCTGATGTTGCTGTAATAGTCCAATTTGTTGTAGCTGTTGCGGCTTGACAAAGGAACTTATACTTTACACCATCTATCGGTGAAGGAAGAGAAATTGCCTCACCTATTGCGTCTAGCAAGAAAACCTTGCCACTATCCTCAACCGTTAACGTTTTGTCTGCTGTGACAACTTCGTTTACACTAAGAAAACCTTGACTTTCAGTAGGAACATTATTTCCTACTGCATCTGTTATATAATTCTTCATTTTTCTATCTTTCTATGTTAATATTCCTTGAACCTTCACGATATCGTTAACTCTTGTAGATAAATCAGAATTATATCTGTAAACTACATAAAATCTCACCCAAATACCCATTTCCTCGAAATGTGTCATAATTAAGTTAGAATCTGTACCACTTGTAATTAAAGCAGTTCCGTCAGTCGCTTCACTATTCGTAAAGATGTTAGCTCTCATTCCAACATAAGGTAATTCCATATCTGAGATAGACCATTTTTTACCTGCAAATTCTGTTCCTGCTCTAAAATCGGCAGGGAAGTTTTCAACAACTCCAATAGAACCGTCTCTAAGTAAATACCCATCAAACTTCACAGAAGATGTAATATTACCTGATTCGTGCATTCTATCTGCTCCGAAAAAGTTTAATGCTTGTAAATTCTTGTCATTTCCTGCACCATACTTTAAAGCCTCTGCTTTTTGACGAGCTAAACCTGCTCTGTTTGTAACAATTCTGTAGTTACCTGCAACTTCATTCGCTGCCATTAAAGCCTCTAAAGAATAAAACATAGTTTCTTCTTGTGCTGCTTTTTTAACTTTTAAAATATCAGGAGTTGTGTCAAAAGCATAATCTCCTGTATTAGCAGATACTTGTTCCGTTGATCCTAAAATTTGCGTTTTTCTTGCATCAAGTTGAGTAAGTAAAATACCCTCAACAGTATTTCCCATTTCATATAAGACGTTCTTTAAAACCTCTCTACTTTGATATTCTGCATCAACCATGTTATTAGCATTTGCCGATGGGTAATGTCTCACACCACTAAATACATCGTATGGCTGAAACCAATACTTGTCTGTGTCAGGTAAATTTGAAGGTATGTATTCAAATCCAGGTGTTGTTACAACTGTTACTGCTTGGTCTTTGATTACTGGTATCTCTGCATTTCTCAATGATGAAATACTAGACAAAGACGCTTTTACGCTTGGTGGAATGTAGTTTGCACTTGGTGTCGATGCTTTTACTGCATCAATAACACCTAATTCTGAGAAGTACTTTTCATTAGTAGCTTGGTCAGACTGCAAATCATTCAATAATGTTCCGTTTAAAAAACTCATTTTTTTGTCGATTTAAAATTATTAATTGTGTGCGGTCTTTCGCTAGGCTTTTTTTGTTTTTGCGTACAGTTCAGAGAATTTCTTTGAAAATTCAGGATGAGTAAAACTCCCTAGTTCGTTTTTAATGTGTTCCCTCACTAAACTAGAAATTTCTTCACTCGATGCAGTTGATGGAATCTGAAATGGTATTCCTTCTACTGTCCTCATATTCGCAGGTTTTCCCCCTGTACCCGATTGTTGTCTACCTTTCAACAATTCGGTTAAACTTTGGTCTTGACTTACTAATACTTCTAAGTCAAACCTTTTATGTATGTTTTCTCTATCAATAGCAATAGACTTTCCGTCAACTATTTCAATATCGTATTTTTCTTCAACTCCCCTTTTAAAAGCATCCCATTTCGCCTTTGCTTCAAATGAATTTACATCACTTGGAAAATTAGGCTTTACAGAACCATAAGAAACCTCTCTTTTTAGTTTCTCTAATTCTGTTGTTGCTCCTTGATACTTTACATCAAAACCTTCTAATGGCTCTAACTTAGCTATCTTTTGAAGCAAGGTGTCATTATCACCTTTTAAAGACTCTAATTGTGCTTTATACTCATCACCACCTTTAAAGTTTGCTAACTTATCGTTAAGCTCTTTCGTTTTAGCATCTAAAGAAGATTGAATAGAAGAAAATTTAGAGTCTAAAGCTCTTTTTAAATAATCTCCAACCTTCTCACCTTGCTCTCTTTCTAACTCAATCCCTAACTTCTCTTTTGCGTATTTAGACGCTCCACTTAAAATACCTTCTGCATTTGCATTAGCAACTCCGTCATACTCTTGCTTAATCGTTGGTATAACTTCACTTGTAAAATGACCAGTAACAGCGGTTACTTGTTCTGCTGATAACCCATTTGCCTCTATAAATTCTGTACTAAATTCCATATTCTTTTATGTTTTAGATTATTGTTTTAATTCTGCTATTTTCTCAACTAAAGTTTCTGATTTCCACATATGATGTGGTTTCTTTCCATCAGATAAATCTTCATATTGTCCTCTAAGACTTTCTAAATCAACATCAGAAGATTTAACTTCTTTCTTTTCGTCTCCTTTGCTGATAAAAGCCTCTAATTTCGCTTCTAATTCTGCTATTTTTCTCTGCTCTGGTGTTTCTGCAATCTGTTTTTGAGGATTTAAAGCGTTTTTTACTTCAACCTCATAAGATTTAATGTCTTTTGTTTCGGTGTAAATACCTTCTTTGTCTTGATTAAATACCTTATCTACCGATACTTTGCAATATCCGTTTATTGGTAAATTCTTTAATGTTAATCTCCATTGAATAGAACCATGTTCTACCGAGATTAACTGATTTTCATTCTGAACTGTACCGTTCTCGTTGTAACTTAAAACTTTTCCTCTGTAAACTCTTAACTTAACTACTGGTTTCTTTCCCATTTGTTATTAATTTAAAATTAGTATTATTATTTATTAACTCAACTATCAAATTATTAATAGTTATTATTTTAACGCTCTCTGAACTGCTTATTCCGTTCCAAAAAACTACTATATTTCCATATTCTGCTTCAAACATTCCTATCCAATAAGAGAATCTAGTTTGATACTCAAAATTTACAGGATCAACTAAGTCTTTATCATTAGCATAATCAAAATCAATATCAGAAGTGTAAGGCATCAATTTATATAAGATATTCTCTTTCATTGACTTTTCCTTGTTGTACATATTTCTACGTTGGGCAAGTCTTATTAGCAAGTTTTTACGCTCAATAGCATTTGGAGCTTTTTTAAGCATATCATACAAAACACCTTGAGTTTGTAAGAAGAAATCACTTCCATAAAATATATCAACCATTACGTTTTCTGAACCATACTTTAACCCAAGAATCATATTATCTGAAAGACCTCTTGAATAAGACATAGTGTTTGAAACCCATCTTAATTTATCTTCTTTAGAAACATATCCTTTTGAAACTTGTAGTTCGGTCATTGAAGCTTCATTTCCTTCCGAGTAATCTCCTACAACAGAAGTAATAATCTTTTGACCTAGCTCATTGATTCTTTTATTTAAAAACTCTAAAGCCTCAACAGGAATGTAATAGAATGTTATAAAGTTTTTAAGTAACTCCATATCCATACTACCATCTGCTTTCATTGGCACAGGAACAGTTGCATTAGTTCCTGCTTGAATCATTGCTCCATTACCATTACCCACTCCTGCCGTTCCTCTAGCATCTTTAGATACTTGTGACCCAATCTGCTCAACACCCATCGGCTCATTGTTGCTAGCCTTGAAATCTTGACCATCAGAACTATCTTCTTCTAAGTCTGGCGTTACAGTAATAGGAAGAGTACCGTTAGTATCTGCCATTCTTTGCAACGTACTTAAATATGTGTAACTTTCTAAGTCAGCTCTTACATGAGAGAAAATAGACTCTTTCACTATCGGGTCATTGTCAAAAGATTTATTAACAACAAATGTAGCAGGGCATTTACCGTAATCGTGTGCTTCTGAAATTATAAGGTTTAAGTCCTTGTCGTAAAACTCGTATTTATTATCATCTAAATAAACATATCCATAGACATCTTCTCCTTCAACAACAATCTTAGCACTATAAGCTATCCTTGTTATTCTTTCGTTCTTTACGTCAATGGACGAAACATTACATATCTCAATAAACTGTCTATAAGGCTTATTTATATCTTCTAGGTCATGGACTATTATATCGTTATGATGAAATAAAACAGCATTGAAAAGTCTTTCCTCAAAATTATCATCTAATTCTTCAGGGCAATCAATGTATTCTCCATTAATAACATATTTGAAATAACTATCTTCTGAAAAGAAAACTCTTGATAAAGGCTCTTTTATTCTTGTATTTATTAAAGATGAAGAAGGATTTGGGTTTCTAAAGTACTTAGCAAACGTTAAAAAGTTGTCCTCTTTAAGTATTTGCTTAACCCAATTAAGAAAAACATCGTTTGTGTAGAATTTTCGGTCAGCATACTTCTCAAAGTAATCAACCCTTATGTCTTCCTGTACTTCCGAAGTCGTTAAGTAAGATAACTGCTTTTGTTGCCTTGAGGCAACGTTAAGTGAATTGCTACCAACTTTTTTCTCTATAAATTCCTTAGACATTTAAAAAATAGATGTATTAGAATAGCAAATGTATGAAAAATATATTAAATGTTTAGATTTAAACATTTAAGATTAAAATAAAACATTTTTACAACAATGTATAAAAAACATTAAAACGATTTTTTATACAAATCCGTTGTAAACGGTAATCTAAAAATTACAGTTACGCAAAAAAAAAGCCTGTGAAATTAATATTTAACTCCACTTTGCTCTAATCTTTCCGAAAGAATTGTTTAAATCAAAGAAAACACGCATTAAAAAAGCATCTCTGTAATCAGGAGAACGACCAATATCGCTTTTAATATCCCCTTTTGTTTTACAATCTAACTTACTTTCATCTCTTTTGTTTGGTGCTGATTGTATTTGAGCGAACTCTTGCTTTATTTCTTCCTTTTGTTTATTAGTTAAGTCTGCTTCAACCCACAATGACCCATCATTTATTTTATCCGCTAGTAAATACAAGCATTGAACTTGTAAATTTCGGTAATTAGGCACTTTTGCGTCTTTTCTTATCGGTCTAGCATTGTTATTGAATGCTTTTATTCCTGTTTGGTCAATAATAGCACCTCCAATACCATCTGCATCTGCTAAAGCCCTGTTTTTAGGAACTTTATATTTATGCATGAAGTATTTTATTGCGTATGAAATCTCAGTTGTTGCAGATTTATCAAAAGTAAGTATTTCTTTAGCAGTCCAACCGCTCCATGCCACTATGACAGCCTTATCACTACCGAAACGAGCAACATCACAAGTTATAAAACTTAATCCGTCTTTGTTATGGTCATTGGTAAATATATTCTCAATAGCTTCTTGGTCGGGGAGCTGGTATGGATTATCCTCGTAATCCCAATTTCCTTTAAATAGTCTTTCAAAAGTAGGCTTATGATCTAGGGCTGTAGCCATTAATCCATCAATATAATCTTGGTCAATAAAAGGATTTTCTACAACAAGGCAGTTTAAGTATATTCTTTGAGTTCTTTTTCTACCATTTGACATTAAAACTTTATTTTCGCTATATAAAGATCCGTTTTTATGCTTGTCATAGAACTTTATCTTACCCCAATTCTGTTTAGGGTTACAAGTCATAAATAACTTTTTCTTTAATCCCAATAAGCTATTATTATGTCTACCTATCCTTGTGCCTAAAACAACGGCAGCCATTTCATGTATTTCACCTATCTCTTCTATCCAACCAGAAGTCCATTCAAAAGAACCTAAATCCTCATACATTGGGTCAGATGGTTTGTAAGAAACTTCAATTAAATCAATGTTACTTCCGTTAGGAAATGTAATAAAGTTTTTTTGTGCGTTAAAATTATAATCATTAATTCCATACGTTTTACAAACTTTTCTAATAGTTTTTAAGGTTGAACCCAATAAATCTTTCAATTGATTACGGGCAACAAACCAATTTGAATCAGGATAAGCTAACGCACTAAATACTAACCAACAAGCACCAGTCCATGATTTAGCACCACCTGCCGCACCACCATAAAGAAATTCATCATACTCGTCTCCTGTAAGGATTTCTAAGGCTTCACGTTGTTTATTATGAGTAGCATTATGACCTTCTTTAAAATCCCCCTCACTATTAGTGGCAACCCCTTCCACTATAAACGAAAAATCCCCTTTACGGAAAAGTTTTATTCTTAACTGCAAAGGGTCTACTCCTTGTATTAAATCTTGTATTTGCTCTTGTATTTGCTCTTGCGTCATTGCTAAAACAATTCTTCTTCTTCACCTACATCATACCCCATCTCTATAAGTTTACATACGAACCAATGAGGCATCATCTCGTATTTCAATAGCATCATCCTATCAAACTCTTTTCTTAATTGAATATCTGTACTGCTTGGTAATCCAAACTTGTCTTGGTAAATATTGAATAAAAATTCTTTCTTTGGGTCGCTCATTGTTAATAGTTTAAAAGTTCGCACTCATCCATATAGTAATACCTGTATTTTGGGTCTTTGTATTTTTCTGCAATATAAGTACCTTTATCGGTTTTACGAAAGAACTCTGAATTATTCGTGGTCATTGTAGCTAAAATAAGATGTCCTTCACTATATCCTGCTATAAAACATTCCTTTCCTAATATTGTTACTTTGTTGTCAATGACCTGATCGTATAGTATTTTCATTATAATTCTTTTAGTTTTTTACGTAATCTTTCTTTAAATTTGTTTCTGACATCTTCTTTACACTTATCTGTTAGTTCCATAGTTTTCTAGTTTAAGTTATATATTTTAGATGTTTTCTCTCCACTGAAATGCTTTTCAGTAATTTCCATGTCATTGCCAATAATCTCATAAGTAATAACAGAATCCCTCTCATTGTTTCTCCAACGACCAGAAAGAATACCCCAAACAACCTTACGCCCGTAAAACTTAATCTTGTTATCTATCAAGAAACCATCATCGTTAACGTAATTGCATTCAATAAAACCATCCCTTTGGTAAGACTTAATATCAGATTGATCCTTGTCATAAAGGAAGGCAACAACATATTTAGCAATATCTAATTTACTCATCGCTCCCCTCTTTTGATTTAACACACACACAATGCGAAGCATTCGATTTTTTTTCAAAAACCAACCTACCATCAACAAAGCCATAACCAACACCAACCATGTAAGAAACAATCCATCTAGGAACTGAAAGAGACGCACTCTTGGTCAAATTCCGATAACTCGAATAATCCAACCCAAACTTCTCACTCATCTCCCTACCATTAAATCCACTATCCTTTATGCAACGCTTGTACTCATACAAAATCTCGGTCACATTCATAGTAGAATCCTTACTCATCGTCATTACCTCCCTTTACAAATTTAGAAAACCATATCAAAAACCCGTCGAATCGCTTTATTACGAAAAAGATTACGACAACCGCAAACCATAAAATGGCAGCGAAGAAGAAACAAAACAATACCCACTTAAATATACCCATAATTATTTATAATTTAGATTACAAATGTAAATCATTATTCACAAAGCACCAAAGCAATCCCAATATATCTGAAAAAAATACCATAGCAATCCCAATTTTAAGAAAAATTATTGTGTAGGGCGGAAAGGCGGGTAGGTCTGTTTCGGTTTGGGGGGGTGTACCATTAAAACATTCATTTAATATAATTTAATAGGGTGCTAGGTTTTATTTTTGAGTTTAAACCTGTCAACCATTGCCTTTATCTTGTCAGAATCTATGCCTTTATTTATATTATCTTCTATATCTTGAATATTTTTTGGATCTTCTTTTTCGGTCTGCTTATACACTCCTAAACTTGTAAGGTATCTAACTATCCCACTTCTTGAGCATTCTTTTATCTCTGCTATCTTTGTAGGGTTCTGCCCTTGCTCGTATCGTTTAACTATATCACTAGGATCAAACAGGAATCTTTTTTTGTCCAGGCTTTTAATTGCTTCTTCTTTGGTTATATTAAACCATTCGCCTATATGCCTTTTAGATTGGTGTGTTTTATGCAATGATCGTTCTATATTCATGTAATTATACATAGGTATAGTTAACTGTATTAACTCTATTCTGCATCCTGCTTGCATCTCAAGGGTTTTTAATCTTCCTTTGATATCTTTTGACACTCCAATTTTAATTCTGTTCGTGTCTACATTTCTTAGAAGATAAACCGACTTAACATTTTCTTTTATTATTATCATAACACAAAGATATGTGTTATAATTAAGGTTATTTAATGAAGTAACACATATTAATGTGTTATTATTAACAATGATTAGTCTTTATATATCAATCGTTTTCGGCTCGTTGTTGTTGTTCTTTGGTGTTAATAGCTTTAATAGTAGGTTAAGATCAGTGGCACTTGCCTTGCTTAGGTCGATAGCGTTACTCTTCTGGCTATTATCTATCTCATATCCTCCTATAACTTTAGTGACTTCTTTCAATGAGTCGGATTTATCAACCAGCTTTAAGTCTGTTGTTTTTGTGGTTATCTCATTACCTCTGCGGTCTGTCTCTGTTCGTTCGGTGGTCTTAAATGACTGTATTGATCTCCTTACATTAGGCGGTAGTTCTTTTATTTCTTCTTCACTTAGTCCAATAAAGTCTGTTGCATCTGTGTACGCCCAGTTAATGCGTTCTTGAAGTACTTGTTCTATGTTTATATTTACTGAACTTCTTAATTGGATCTGTTTGCTCTCTATGTATTTCTTTACTTCTGGCTTCTTGGTCATTGCGTTAAACATTGCATTTGCCTGTGACTGATATTTAATGTCTTTAACTATATGCATTACGGCTTTGCTTTTATTATATCCATTATTAAAGAACTCTGAAATTATTAAGGCGTGTTTATCGCTTATAGATACTGACTTTGTAACACCAGAAGGATTGTAATTTCTTTTAGGTTGTTTGTTTAAAGGTGAATTATCCACCTCTTCACTTTGTTGAACATTACAGGAATCAGCCTTTTTTTTATCGTTTTCTTTCCTTATTGTTGTTTGTTCTTCTGTTATTAGGTTTTTTGTACTTTCAATGGTCGGCTTGTTGTTTTTGTTGTTATTAGATTGGTTCGTTGTGTGTTCCTGGTTGCTGTCTTTCTTTTGGTCCATTGTATTTTTGTTTTAGTTCTTTTCTTTGTTTGTTCCTTATTGGTTTGATTCTTTCAATGAGCAAAAACAGAATATTACATTTTTATACTTTTTTAATTCCATTGCTTTAATTTATAAAATTGTCTTTTTTCATTGTCTTAATCTATTGTATTTGTGCAAATCTAAACAAAAATGTTTAATTCTAAACAATTATAATGGTTCAGGCTGTTTTGTCACTCCACTACTTACTAAACTTTAACACTTTTTAACATTTCTTTAACATTTTAATACTGCTATTGTGTTGTATCTTTGAGTAAGAAATAACACTATCAATTTAAAAACAATATTATGAAAACAATTAAAAACAAATTAAGCAAATTAGATTCAGTGACTTTAGGAGGTTTAATATTCTTTACATTCGTATTTCTTCCTTTATTGGTTTGTGTGGTTGTTGATATTTTAATCAATGGCGCAAATTTAGTATAATTACCAACGAGCGAAAACAAATAAATAAACT